AATCAGTACATACATTTGTATCTGCATCAACTGGAGCAGTTAAACATTTACCACAAGCAGCACATACATTCGTAAGAGCTGATAGAAATGCAGTAACTCCTATACCAATAATAATAACACCAAATACGAGTGCAAATATTAAAGTAACTGATGCTACTCAATATTTAGGAGGAACGCCAGCAACACAAACTGAAGCTAACGCAATATCGGCATCTATTTCTATTGTAACAAACATAATAGCAAATGGTACGGGTTCTTTACCAACTGTAACTTTATACACATCATCAATATCATCTTCAAATGTAGTAGCAGCTTATACTATACTAAAAAGTAACTTAGATTTTATAGTATCTGAAAGTATTGCATATTTAAGTTCATCTTGGAGTACTGCATCTTACGATGAAAGTAAGTGCAGACGTGATTTAGCATTTATACTTAGTGGTTCAGCCGAAGATTTAATATGGAACGCAAATTCAGCATCGGTATTCAATGGTAAGTTTTATTACCAGTTTCCATCACAAGCGCAAGGTGCACAATTAAATCAAACATTAGATGGTATTAAATACGCATCACGTTTGGCACAAAAATTAGTATTAAATACTCTATTTGTAACTCAATCGGCGCAAGTTCAAACTGCATATACTATTTTGGTTAATAATAAAGAGCTTATTAAGGATGAAGTAATACCTTATATAAGTTCATCTTGGAGTACACACCAATATATTGAATCAACTTGTAAAAGAGATGTTGGTCATATTATAGATGCAGTTACTACCGATTTATTATATGGTGGAAATGAAAGAACTGTAAATGCTGGAATATTTTATTATCAATATCCATCCGATGCAACTGGTTCACAAATACAGGAGACTGTAACAGGTATTGAATATGCTAGAAACCTTGCATTCAAAATTCTTAGAGGAAATACATTCGTAAAAGTATCGCAAAATAAATTACAAGCAAAAGAATTAATTTATAACAATAGAGCATTTATACAAAATGAAGTTATAAGTTATATTTCGGCAAGTTGGAGTACAGCATCTTATAATGAAGTAACTTGTAAGAGAGATGTAGGACATATCTTAGATGCGGTAACAACTGATATAGTTTATGGTGGTAATGAGAGAAGTATAAATGCTGGAAAGTTCTATTATGAATATCCATCACAAGCTACAACATCTCAATTAGGACCAACATTGAGTGGAATCAAATACGCAAAAGATTTAACCGATAGTGTGTTAAAGAATTCAACATTTGTATCAGCATCTAATTCTAATGTTATTGCATACGAATTAATATTCAATAATAAGGCATTTATACAAAATGAAACCATTGCTTATCTATCTTCTTCTTGGAGTGCATTCAGTTATAATCAAACTACTTGTAAAAGAGATATTGGTTATATATTAGATGCGGTTGCAACTGATATTCTTTATGGTGGTAACGAAAGAGTAGCTAAAGCTGGTGAGTATTATTACTTATATCCTTCATTAGCAACTGTGGGTAACGATGGTGATACTGGTGGACAATTAAATCAAACTTTAGATGGTATAAAATACGCTAAAGGAATTACTGAAAAAATTGTAGCAAATTTATTATTACAATCACCAACAACATCTGAATTAACTGGATTTAATTTATTACTTAATAATAAGAAGTTTATACAAAGTGAATCAATTGCGTATCTATCTTCTTCTTGGAGTGGTGGTGATGGATTCTATTATAACGAAACAACTTGTAAGAGAGATATTGGACATATTATAGATGCGGTTAGAACTGACTTGGTATATGGTGGAAATGAAAGAAGCTCTAAAGCTGGAGAATACTATTATCTATATCCATCAGCAGCAATTCTAACAGGTTCGGTTTCACCAACTGTAGCAACACAAAAAGGACCTACACTTGATGGAATAAACTATGTAGCTGGTACTGCAAAAAATATAATAGAAAATAAAGTATTAATATCACCAACTGGATTCGTAACATCATCAGTTAATTTATTAAGACAGAATAAAACATTTATACAAAACGAAACTGTACAATATATAGATGCTTTCTTCCCTAATTTAGTTTATTTAAGAGAAACGTGTAGACGTGATGTTGGATATATTTTAGATGCAGTTATAACTGATACTTTCTATGGTGGAAATCAAAGAAGTGTTATAGCTGGACAATATTATTATTTATATCCATCGTTAGCAACAAAGAGTACGCAAGTTATAGAAACTGTTGCTGGTGTTGATTACGCAAAAGCATTAGCTAAAGCAATAGTTCAAAATATTAAATTAAATTCACCAACACTAACTACAAATACTGATGGAAATATTAAGGTAACAAATACTACACAATATACATCATCTTTAGGTGCAACTACAATTGAAGTAAATCAAATTAGTTCATCATTCGGTTTAGTAACTGGAATCATAAATGATGGGGTAAAATCATTTACACCAACTACCGCAACATACAATCCGGCGAATGGAGATTTTGTAATTACTATTCCAAGTCATACATTGACAAAGTATAATAGTATTTACATCAAACCTGAATCATTTGTATTCACTTGTGAAATGGATGGTAATAGAACGGAACACAAATTACCTTCAGCTGGACAATACGCATATTCTAACAAATTACAAATACAATCAGTAACAACTAATACAATAACTGTTAATGTTGGAGTATCAGGACCTAATGTAGAGTTTACACCTACTAATGCAACTTATAATCCAGCTACTGGAGATTTTGTAATGACAGTAGGTACACATAGTTTAAGTATTGGCGAAGGAATTTTAATAACAACGGGTTCAATCGCATTTACTTGTGATATGGACAACAATCAATCAGTTAAATCCTATCCTAGATTTGGTATAGACCCATACGCTGGTCGTTCTATGGTGATAACTAATACTACACCAACTACATTGACGGTTAGTGTTGGGGCATCGGCGGCTAACAAATACTTTACACCATCCGCAGCTAATTATAATGCACTTACAGGTGATATGTCTGTAACTGTTGGACAGCATGGATTGGGCGTTGGTAGAAGTGTTATTTTAGCAACGGGTTCAATGGCATTTACTTGTGACCAAGACGGAAATGCAACAACACATAGTTATCCTAGAAGTGGAAGTGGTGACCCGTATCTTGGAAAATCAATTGAGATAAAATCAGTTGGATTTACTCAACACACAGTAACCAATGCTCCATATAACGCTGAGACTGGAGATGTTACCTTAACAATAGCATCTCACGGATTTAGTAATGGTGATTATATTAAACTTTCTGATAACTCATTAACTTACAATTGTGTATTGGATGATAATGTGATTTCAAAATCTTACCCTAGAGCTGGATATGATTATCCAAGCGGAAGATGGTTAAGTATATCTGGTGTAACTACAAATACGTTTAACATCAATATAGGTGCATCTTCATATACAAACTCACATACATTTGTGACAGCAAGTATTAATGGAGTACAAAGACAAGATGGTATCTTCACAATCAATGTAGGGGATGCTGGGAGTGCTTCTGGCTCAATACATACATTTGTATCAGCATCGGCAAACGCTGTAAAATACCTACCGCAATCAGTTCATACGTTTGTATCTGCATCAGCTGGTGCAATTAAACACTTACCTCAAGCAGCTCATACCTTTGTTAGAACTACTAAAAATTCAATCAGTACATTACCTGTATTGGTTCAAAATGGAGATAGTTTAATTAAAGTAACAAATACAACTCAATACTCATCATCGATATCAGCAAGTGGAGCCGAATTGGATATTATTACATCATCATTTAAGCATGTAGCTGATATTATTGAAAATGGTGTTGCATTTGTACCGGATTCATTAGTAAGAAACTATAATTATGGATTTGAATTAGCTACACCAACTTTATTACATATAAGTTCTAAAGAACAAACAATTGGTACGGGTTCATATAACTTATCAACTCAAATTACAAACGTAAGTTCTTCTTATGGTACTGTTGTAAACGTTGTTAAAAACGGATTGAGTGTATTACCTACATTAGTAACAAATACATCATCATCTTTAAAAGTAACAAATGCAAATCCGATAAGACAAGCAATATCAGCATCATCTTTTGATACTAATAAGATTGCAAGTGGATTTGATTTGATATTAAGTGTAATTGAAAATGGAACATCTGTTCTACCAACAATTATATCAAATACATCAGCAAGTATTAAGGTAACTAACACACCACAATTAATAAGTGGAAGTGCATCTGGAAGATTGCAAGGTAAATTAATATCATCATCTTTATCTTTGGTAATTGATGTTTTATTAAGTAATGGTACAAGCTCAATTGGGTTTAGACCATCGACATATCCGATAGCAAATACAAATGTAAAAATAAATTCGGCATATAACTTATTAGTAAGTAATTCTAAATTCATAGTTGATGAAACTATTGCTTATATGAGTTCATCTTGGAGTGGATTTGAATATACACAAAGTAAATGTGAAAGAGATTTGACTGGAATCCTTAGTGGTTCTGCATTTGACCTTTTATATGGTGGTAACTCCGCATCTTTGTTTAATGGTAAGTTCTATTTTGATTTCCCATCAAACGCTACTGGTTCTCAATTAGACCAAACAATTACGGCAATCAAATACGCAAGTGGATTGGCAGAAAAGGTGGTATTGAATACTCCTTTTACACATATATCAGCATCAATTAACCAACCAACATCGGCATCTTGGAATTCATTGAGAACTAACAAAGAATTTATACAAAGTGAATCAATTGCGTATCTATCAGCAAGTTGGGCTAAGCATGATTATAACGAAACAACTTGTAAGAGAGATATTGGATACATTATAGATGCAGTAGCAACTGATTTACTTTATGGTGGCAACGAAAGAAGTGTGATAGCAGGTAGATACTATTATGATTATCCATCTCAAGCTACAAACGCACAATTAGAACCAACATTGACTGGTGTAAGATACGCAAAAGGAACGGCTATGAACGTAGTTGTTAATAAGCAGATATTTACAGCATCTTTAGAAGCTCAATACGCATACGATTTAATAAAGGCTAATAAATTATTCATACAAAGTGAAAGTGTTGCATATGTAAACGTTAAATACCCTAACTTAGATTATAGTGAGAGTAAGTGTTATAGAGATTTAGGATATATCATTGATGGCGTAGCAACCGATTTACTTTATGGCGGTAACGAAAGAAGTAGAAAGAATGGGGATTACTATTATCAGTTCCCATCACAGGCCAATGGGTTTGGTTCGCAAGTAATTCAAACAACGGATGCAATTAAGTACGCAGCTAGATTTACAACAGCATCTATTAGTAGTACATTAATAGGAGCACCTTCTATTATACTTAATACTTTAGGAAATATTAAAGTAACTAACGCTATTCAATATATTTCAGCATCATCGGCAACTTCTACTGAAGCAACAATACTATCGGCATCAATTGCTATCGTAACAAACATAGTTGCTAACGGAACTGGTTCAGCAATAGTATCAGCATCATTAAGTTTACCAACTTCATCTTATACAACTGCGGTAAGTAATGATAATAGATGGATTGCATACGGAATACTAAAAAATAACATTTCATTCATACAGGATGAAACTATTGCATATTTATCATCATCTTGGTCAACGGCATCTTATGATGAAAGTAAGTGTAGACGTGATGTTGGATTAATTATAAGTGGAGCAGCTGAAGATTTGGTATTTAACTCAAATTCAGCATCTTTAGTAAATGGTGTATTCTATTATGATTTCCCATCACAGGCACAAGGAGCACAATTGAATCAAACGCTTGATGGAATAAACTACGCAAGTAAGTTAGCACAAAAAGTAATTCAAAATGTAACTTATGTAACTGCATCAGCAGTTGTATCAGCATCATACGCATTAATAAGAAAGAATAGAGAGTTTATACAAAACGAAACTATCGCTTATGTATCTTCTTCTTGGAGTACGGCATCTTACGATGAAGTAACTTGTAAAAGAGATGTTGGACATATCATAGATGCAGTTTCTACGGATTTATTATATGGTGGAAATGAAAGAAGTACAAACGCTGGGGTATTCTATTACTTATATCCATCACAAGCGCAAGGTTCACAATTACAACCTACATTAGCAGGTGTTAAGTACGCAGGACAAACTTCTAAGAATGTTGCGGCATCATTAACATTTGTGACAGCATCACAATTAGTATCAGCATCGGTTAATTTGTTGAGAAATAATAGAGAGTTTATACAAAATGAAACCCTAGCTTACTTAACTGCTAGCTGGAGTACATTTGAGTATGATAAAGATAAGTGTAAGAGAGATGTTGGTTATATCTTAGATGGTGTAACAACTGATTTACTATATGGTGGAAATGAAAGAGGTGTATTCAGCGGAGAGTTCTATTACAAATATCCATCTAAGGCAATTATTGAAGGAGATGGTGATGGTGTTGGGCAATTAGGACAAACAATTGATGGTATAAACTACGCAAGTAGAATAGCACAAAAGATTGTAAAAAATACATTGTTTGTAACAGCATCAGTAGAGGCATCGGCATCATTTGATTTATTAAGAAAGAACAAATCATTTGTAGCAGCTGAAACTATCGCTTATGTATCTTCTTCTTGGAGTGGTGTATATTATAACGAAACAACTTGTAAGAGAGATGTTGGTTACCTAATAGATGCAGCAGCAACGGATGTATTATATGGTGGACAAGAAAGAAGTGTTATAGCTGGACAGTATTATTACTTATATCCTTCTAACGCAATCAATAAAGGTGTACCATCAACTCAAAATCAATTAGACCCAACTCTTACTGGTATCAGATATGCTGGAAAGTTATCTAAAAAAGTAGTAATCAATCCAACTTATTTAGAACCATCTGCATCTTTAGTACTAACAGCAAAATTATTGACAGATAACAAAACGTTAATACAAAAAGAAACTATAACATTCTTATCTTCATCTTGGAGTAATTTAAAATATAATGAAGTAAGTTGTAGTAGAGATTTAGGATTTATCATAGATGCAATCAGAACTGACTTAGTTTATGGTGGCAATGAAAGAAGTATTGAAGCAGGTTCATACTATTATAAATTCCCATCCGTAGCAATTGTGGATAGTTATGGTGATAATAATGGACAAAAGAAGCAAACGATAGATGGTATTAACTTCGCAAGAGGAATATCTGAAAAAATTGTAGCAAATACTTTATTAACTTATTTAGCACCTGCAACTAAGAGAAGACAAGCGGCTGAAAGATTGAAATCTGGTAAGGATGAATTAAAACAAAGAGCAATTGGATATACAAATGGAGCATTTCCATATTTAGTATATAATGAGGCTAGTTGTTCACGTGATACTGGATTTATTGTAGATGCGGCTGTAACTGATTTATTATATGGTGGAAATGAGAGAGGAATCAGAGCAGCATCTTCATATTATGATGGTCAGTATGGAAGTGCAATAGCTGTGACTAGAGACCAGTTATTAGAAACATTGGAAACAAATCGTTATCTAAGAACTAGAGCAGAGTTTATAGCAGCGGGTGCACCATTAGAATCATTTGGTTCTCTAATTGTGGCAACTGGTATTGACTACTCTTATAATGGTAGTGGTGTAACGTTTAAAGCACTTCCTCCAAATCAGGGTGGTAGTGGTGTTGCAAATCCAATATTTGAAATTACCGAATTGGGTGGAGGTAGAATCTTCTTTACATCTGGTAATCAGGATGGTGACTTTAGAATTGGTACTGGATTGAGTATTAATCAGGCAACTGGTACTCTTGTGGGTAGAACATTTAGTAAATCTCTATTCTCATTAGTAACTCCGTTCTCATTAGCACTACAAATATAAAAAAAAATAAAAAAATAAAAAAATGGCAGAAGTTTTTGTACCCTTAAATCGGTTTCAGTCAGTAGTAACAGGATTGACTGGAGAACCTGATGAAATATATACAACACCAGCGGGTGTATCCTCGATTGTATTATCTTGTCAAATTACAAATAATAGTTTAGTAACACAACCTGTAACTATTTTTGTAACATCAAATAAAGAAATACCAGTACCTGAATTTAGCGATATATACAGTGGTAGTGCGTTTGTTACTTCTTCTCTATCTTTATTGAATTTTAGTGGTAGTTTTGCTAGTGCATCTGTACTACTTAATTCAAATAGACAATTTTTAAGAAAAGAAATAGCGGCATATACTTCTAATCAAAATAATTTATCAGAAACTCCATTTACTTTTATATCATCTTACTTTGAACAAAATACTTTGGATGATGTTGATGCAGTAAAGTATGATATTGCAAATAATACAACAATCAGAACAAGTAAAGCAGCAAAAGCTTACTTTGATAAAAATGGTGTATCTTTAATCGATTCAACTGAATATTCTGCATCTATATTTGCTTTGGACTATTTAAAAGTATTATCAAATCAAATTATAAAAAATCAATCAACAACTGGTTCTGCAGAATCCCCATTGTTATTTCAAAGTGGTGTAACGCAATCGGTATTAACCGGATTTGTAAATGGAACTGAATCTGGAATATCAGCATCCCTATATGTTGTTAATAGTTTAGTCGATGTTATTAAATCTACCATAGAAGCACCTGTATTAATAGAACAACAAGCGGTGAGATTGGTAACAAATGTAACAATTCCACCAGCGGATTCACTTTCACCGGTAGTTTCTGGTAAATTAGTGTTAGAAGAAACATATGGTTTCATAGTATCTGGTTCAACCGAATTAACAGTAGTCCTTTCTTTGCTAGAGAGTGCGAATGAATAACGATAATATTATAGATTAATATTTATAGTAGAAATTTCATATTTATAACAAAGCTAGCAAGAACTAATGGCAATAAGTAATCTATTAACGGGCAGGGTAAGGGTTGTAAGCCCAAAAAATGTAACATCTGATAGGTATCAATTCTTAGATTTATCTCAGGCTGAACCAAATTTGGGAGTACCACCCTTCTCTGCATCTCTATTAACTAATCCTGCGATAATAGTTTCCGATGACCAAGGTAATAGAGGATTTGCAAAAAAACTATTTTTAGAAGAATTTAGTGGGTCTTTTTCTGGTTCATTCCAAGGAGATGGTAGCAAATTAACAAATGTACCATCCGTTGTAGCTCCGTTTATAGCAAGTGGTTCGGCAACTGCATCTTTTAAATCAAATGGTCTTAATGTAAATACCGATACAATAATTGAGGGAAACCTCTATGTGAGTAAATCGATTATAGCAGACCAACTTATAGTAAATGTAATTTCATCTTCTATAATATATTCATCCGGTTCAAATATATTTGGTAACACCAATGATAATATACAACAATTTACTGGATCTGTAAGAATAGAAAGTGAATTAATTGGTAATAATATTACCGGTTCATCATTTACCGGTTCTTTTACCGGTTCATTTTTTGGAGACGGTACAAATTTATTTAACTTACCGAAAGCAACTAGATTAGCAAGTGGTAGTATAACGGCATCAGTTTCTCCGGATACCGGATTTGTAGTTTTATCAGAAATTAGTGGGTCAACGTTTACGGGTTCTTTATTTGTAAGTGGAAATATTACTATACCATCTGGTAGTGGATATTTTAGTGGAAGCGGTGAGGGTTTATTTAATATTCCTGAATCTGCATTATCGTTTTCTCCGTATAAAATCGTAAGTGGTAGTGTAACTGCATCGGTATCTCCTAATTTTGGATTTAGAGTAGAATCACAAGAAAGTGGTTCTCAATTTACAGGTTCTTTATTTGTAAGCGGTACAGTATCGGCATCTTTATTTAGAGGAGATGGTAGTGGATTATTCAACATCCCCGCATTAACATCGACGTTAATAGCAAGTGGTTCTGCAACCGCATCGATTTCACCAAACAAAGGATTTGAAGTAAATACTGCAGCAACTATTAATGATTTTTTAATAGTAACTGGTAGTGGTATTTTTAAATCAACTGTAACAGCATCAATGTTTAGTGGTAGTGGTAGAGGATTGTTTGATATACCTCGTTCTGCTTTAACTCCCGATGCATTAACAGCAACGATAATTGCAACTGGTAGTGTAACCGCATCAGTTTCACCTCAATATGGGTTTAGAGTAGAATCATCTTTAAGTGGTTCTCAATTTACTGGTTCATTATTTGTAAGCGGTGGAAATATACAAGTAGCAACCGGTTCGTTCTTTAGTGGTAGTGGTAGAGGTTTATTTGATATTCCACTTTCAGCATTAGCATCTCAGGTTTTATTAACTACGGTAATCGCAAGTGGTAGTGTATCTGCATCGGTTGCACCTAATACAGGATTTGTAGTAACTTCAATAAATAGTGGAAGTACGTTTACAGGTTCGTTATTCGTAAGTGGAAATGTTGAATTATTTACTGGCTCATTTAGTGGTAGTGGTGACAAGTTATTTAATATACCAATTTCCGCTCTTAGAGATTTAGACCTTTCAAGAATTTCAAGCGGTAGTGTAACTGCATCCATATCACCTGATTATGGGTTTAGAGTAAATACGTTTTCTACATTTAGTGGAAGCATGATAATATCAGCATCAACTGCATACTATCCACCTGAATCTTTGAATACGGTATTCAATGTAACAAATGATTCTAGTGCGGCTTATCGTTTTAACGGTGATTCTATAAACCAAAATCCAACATTAACGTTGGTTAGAGGTGTAACTTATACATTTAATTTAAATGCATCTGGCCATCCATTTTATATTAAAACAACTCAATCTAGTGGTACTGGAAATACATATGATACCGGTGTAACAAATAATGGAATTGATTCTGGTACATTAACATTTAATGTTCCACCAAATGCACCTGATACACTTTATTATAATTGCCAATTCCATTTATCAATGGGTGGCGTAATTAATATTGTAGATGCCATTTTACAAAGAGCTCCAGAAGTTAAGATTATAGGAGATGTGATTATTAGTGGTAGTTTAAATATAAGCAAACCTGCGATATTCAAAACAACCGTATCGGCATCTATGTTTACTGGAAGTGGTGCTGGATTATATGATATTCCTCGTTCCGCATTTACCGGTGATTCATCCAGAATTGCAAGCGGAAGTATAACTGCGTCTGTGGCACCTGATTATGGATTTAAAGTAGAAGCAGGAAATGTTGGTTCACAATTTACTGGTAGTGTTGATATAAGTGGTAGTCTTAGAGCACGTACTATTATATCTAATGAAATAAGTGGTTCTGATATCAGTGGTTCATTTCAAGGAGATGGTAGTAGATTAACTGGAATAGTAGTACCACCGCCAGTTGCAACCGCAATTGTTTCTGGTTCAGTAACCGCATCAGTTGCGCCTGATAAAGGATTTATTTTAACTTCGGTTGATTTTGGTTCTACTTTAATTGGCAACGTTACGATTAGCGGTTCTTTATTTATAAGTGGCTCTAGAGGTGTTGAATTATCTACCGGTTCATTTAGTGGTAGTGGGGCTAGATTATTTGATATACCTCGTTCGGCATTAACTCCTGATGCATTATTAACAACGGAAATCAAATCCGGTTCAGTAACCGCATCGGTTGCACCTAATAGTGGATTTGTAGTAACTTCGATAAATAGTGGTAGTACTTTTTATGGAGAATTAAGAGTTATTACCGGTTCATCTTTCTCTGGTAGTGGTGCTAAATTATTTGATATCCCAATTTCGGCACTTTCGAATTTAGATACATCAAAAATATTTAGTGGTAGTGCAACTGCATCAATTTCTCCAAATAGAGGATTTGAAGTATTTGCGGCAGTATCAAATTTCTCTGGTTCAATATCAGCATCAGTATTTAGTGGTAGTGGTAAAGGATTGTTTGATATACCACAATCTGCATTATCATCTGAAGTATTTAGAATAACAAGTGGTAGTGTAACCGCATCAGTATCTCCTAATTTTGGATTTGTTGTTAATTCTTTTCAAAGTGGTTCATCATTTAGTGGTAGTATATTAATTGATTCATCTTCATTCATATTTTCTGAAGGTACTTATTTAAGAAATATCCCACGTTCAGCATTAACACAAGATGCATTAATATCTACGGAAATTAAATCTGGTTCAGTTACAGCATCTGTTGCACCTGATTATGGGTTTAGAGTAATTTCAATTGAAAGTGGTTCTCAGTTTAGTGGAAGTTTATTTGTAAGTGGTGGCTACATCAGAGTTGAAACTGGTTCATTCTTTAGTGGAAGTGGCGAGGGATTGAGTAATATTCCAGAATCTGCTTTATCATTTAAAATTAATAGAATTGCAAGTGGTTCTGCAACAGCATCAATTGCACCTGATTATGGGCTTAGAGTAAACACATTCTCTACAATTAGTGGAAGTTTTATAGTTTCATCATCTGCAAGAGTAATACCTGATTATGAAATAGATAAGGTATTTATCGTAACAAATGATGGCAGTGGTTTATATAATATAAGTAATAAATTAGTAAGTGGCTCAAATCCAACTTTAACTTTAGTAAGAAATGTAAATTATACATTTAACGTAAATGCATCCGGCCATCCATTTTGGATTAAGACGGTAAATAGTACTGGTACTTCAAACGCATATACTACTTGGGTAGATAATAATGGTGAAGATGTTGGTAATGTAACATTTTTAGTTTCTGGTAGTGCACCAGATACCTTATATTATAATTGTCAATTACACTCATCTATGGCGGGTACAATCAATGTAGTAGATGCATTATACATACCTGCTGAAATAAAATTAATTGGTAATACAAAAGTTGAAGGAAATTTAACAGCATCAATGTTTAGTGGTAGTGGTAGAGGGTTATTTGATATACCGTTTGCAAACATAACAGGAGATGCATTTAGAATCGCAAGTGGTAGTGTAACCGCTTCGGTAGCACCTGATTTTGGTTTTAGAGTAGCATCATTTGAAAGTGGTTCTGATTTTAGTGGAAGCATTAGAATTGATTCCGCATCTTTCATTTATTCGGAAGGTACTTATTTAAGAAATATTCCAAGAGCAGCACTAACGGAAGATGCATTAGTATCATCGGAAATTAAATCGGGTTCAGTAACCGCATCGGTAAGTCCTGTTTATGGATTTAGAGTAATAACTCCATTCACATCTTCATTTGATGAGTTTAGTAATATATTCACTGCTTCAATCGCTTCTCAATTTACTGGCTCGGTTGATATAAGTGGTAGTTTATTTATAAGTGATATAAGTGGTGGTTTATTTATAAATTCATCTTCATTCATTTACGCAGAAGGTACTTATTTAAGAAATATTCCAAAATCGGCATTAACTCAAGACGCATTAATATCAACTGAAATTAAATCCGGTTCGGTAACCGCTTCGGTATCACCTGATTATGGGTTCAATGTAATTACACCATTCACTGGCTCAGAAGTTGGTTCTAGATTCACTGGTTCGGTTGAAGTTAGCGGTAGTATTAGAGCAACCGAATACATTTATGGTGATGGTAGATTTATTACCAACGTACAAGCAGCAGCGGCACCTTTAATAGCTAGTGGTTCTGCAACTGCATCTGTAACAAGTGGTGAAATATTCCAAGTAGTAACTACAAAACTTGGTGAACAAATTGGGTCCGAATTTACCGGTTCAATAGAAGTTAGTGGCTCAGTTGTTGTAAAAGATTATATATTTGGTGATGGTAGATATATTACAAATGTATTTGCACAAGCAGCCCCATTTATAGCAAGTGGTTCGGCAACTGCATCGGTATCAAGTGGACGTAGATTTATAGTAAAAACGAATGAAACCGGCTCATTAATAGGTTCTGAATTTACCGGTTCAATCGAAGTTAGTGGTTCAATTAAAGCAAGTACATTCTTATTTGGAGATGGTAGATTTATTACAAATGTACAAGCATCAGCAGCTCCGTTAATCGCAAGTGGTTCAGCAACTGCATCTGTAACAAGTGGTGAAATATTCCAAGTAATAACTGCAGTATCTTCTGGTTCATATCAATCTCAATTCACATCATCGGTAGCTATTAGTGGTTCAATAACCGCATCTCTTTATTATGGAGATGGCGGTGGATTATTTAACATCCCCCCGGATGCGATTGAAAACTTAGAATTAGAAAAAATCAATTCCGGTTCTGGTACTGCTATAATTGACCCTACTAAATTAAGTGTAAACGTACCAATAACAGCGGCACTTTATATAGGTGATGGTGGGGGATTATTTAACATCCCTGCTAATGCATTACAAGACCTTAAATTGGATAGAATTATATCAGGTTCAGTTCAAGCGGTAATATCTCCAAACAAAGGATTCGAAATTGGAACTAGAACGTTTGTTTCTGGTAATTTAAGTGTTAGTGGTGGATTATTTGTAACCGGTGGAAATGTATTATTATCATCCGGTTCAACTTATTATGGTGATGGTAGTGGTTTGACAAACATTAATATAGCTAACTTATCATTTGAAACATTCTTATTAAAGAGTGGTTCTGCAACTGCATCTATTTCACCTAATAATGGATTTGTAGTTAATACATCTTCATTTGTTTGGGGAGATTCGTATGTTGATAGAAATTTAAGAGCAAATAGTATAACTGGTAGTAGTTATATTTTCTCTCCATTAATTAGTGGTTCATTTTTAGGAACTTATAACTTCCAAGGACTAGGACCTACTGCATCTGTAGAATATGATATTTTAAGATATGATGAAAATAGAGGATATTTTATCCCTCAACCTGAAACGTCATTAACTGAAACCGTTTCATTTAATAATGCAAGTGAAATAACTATTGTACACAATTTGGAAATACTTTATCCAATGGTGCAAGTTTACGCTACTGGTTCGGAAGCACAAATTATACCATCCACCGTTGAATCGATTGATGAAAATACTATAAAGATTACATTTAGTGGATTGACAAGTGGGCATGCTGTAATTGGTAGCGGTGGTTCGTTGGTAAATGGTACGATACCTGGTGATAGAGTAATTGGTAATGTGTTATCGGCTTCATATGCAGTTAGAGCGGGTGTAGCTGAAAGTATTGTTGGATTTAATTCCGCATCGTTAGCAGCTTTGGGTGATTTAGAAAATTTTGTAAGAAATTCTCAAACAGCTTCGATGTCTGTATTTAGGGCGGTAAGTTCTTCTTACGCATTAACGGCATCATACGCATTAAATGCAGGACAAGGTGGTGGTACTGAATTATTTATATACCAAACCAGTTCATTGGTAAAAGCACAAGTAGGAAAAATTCATTTTACTGGCTCTGGTGTTAATGTGATATCGTCTGGTTCGGATGGGGTATTGGTAACCATATTAGGAGGTGGTGGTGGTGCTGGTGCTGGTGATTTACTTAGTTCGCAAACTTCTTCAATGAGTGTGTTATTTGCACAAACTGCATCGTTAGCATTCACTGCATCATACGCTCTATACGCTTTAAATGCGGAAGGGGTAAATACAGCATCATTTTTACAAGTAAATAAAGATAGTAATATAAACGCTAATTTAACTATTAGTGGTAGTTTAGGAGTTAGTGGTAGTGTATTAATAGGAACATTAGTTTCTGGTTCATCGGAGAATGTGGTAGTTTGGAATAGTTCAACGAAGAAATTAGAAACAAGAAATATAGCAGGCGTACAAGGTTCATCTGGATTAGATGGCTCGGCCGGTACATCTGGAACCGAAGGTTCTGCGGGTACTTCTGGAACATCTGGAACATCTGGAACCGAAGGTTCGGCTGGTACTTCTGGTACATCTGGAACAAGTGGAAGTGAAGGTTCTTCTGGAACTTCTGGAACGGAAGGTTCGGCAGGTACATCAGGAACTTCGGGAACTTCTGGTACATCGGGAACATCTGGTACAACCGGTTCTGAAGGAACATCAGGAACATCAGGTACAAGTGGCACAACGGGTAGTGATGGTACATCAGGAACTTCTGGAACTTCTGGAACTGAAGCTTCGGCTGGAACTTCGGGAACTTCTGGTACTTCTGGAACAAGTGGAAGTGAAGGTTCTTCTGGAACTTCGGGCACTAGTGGTACAAGTGGGTCATCTGGAACGTCAGGAACAAGTGGTACATCGGGAACTTCTGGAACTTCTGGTACTGCTGGAACTTCGGGAACTTCTGGTAGCACTGGTTCATCCGGGTCATCAGGAACTTCTGGTACATCCGGTACATCCGGAACTTCTGGTAGTGAAGGTTCTAGTGGAACATCAGGAACATCAGGAACATCAGGAACATCAGGAACATCTGGTACGGGTGGAAGTTCTGGTACAAGTGGTACTAGTGGTTCAACTGGTACTGCAGGTAGTGCCGGAACTTCGGGAACATCAGGAACATCTGGTACATCGGGAACATCTGGAACAAGTGGTGGAGCCGGTACGGATGGTACATCGGGAACTTCTGGTACTTCTGGTACTTCCGGTGAAAATGGAAGTAGTGGTACTTCAGGAACTTCGGGAACTGCTGGAACTTCCGGTAGTGATGGTATATCGGGTTCATCGGGTACTTCGGGTACTTCTGGAACATCTGGTTCAGCCGGTTCATCTGGAACGTCAGGAACAACTGGTTCTGCCGGTTCTAGTGGAACTTCTGGTAGTAGTGGTACATCGGGAACTTCTGGTAGTGAAGGTTCATCAGGAACATCTGGAACATCTGGAACGTCAGGAACTTCTGGTACAACCGGTAGTGATGGTACATCAGGAACTTCTGGTACATCCGGTTCGGCAGGAAGTTCTGGAACATCAGGAACTTCTGGTACAACGGGTAGTGATGGTACATCAGGAACTTCAGGAACAACTGGTTCGGATGGAACGAGTGGAACATCTGGAACATCAGGAAGTGATGGCACTTCCGGAACATCGGGAACTTCTGGTACAACTGGCTCTGCTGGTACAAGTGGAACATCAGGAACTTCTGGTAGTGATGGAACATCGGGAACTTCTGGTAGTGATGGAACATCAGGAACTTCTGGAACTTCTGGAGTTGGTACTGATGGAACGAGTGGAACTTCTGGAACTTCTGGAATAGATGGCTCATCTGGAACATCTGGTAGTGATGGAACATCAGGAACTTCTGGTACAAGTGGAACTTCAGGAACAAATGGGTCTGAGGGAACTTCGGGTACTTCTGGTATAAATGGTACTTCGGGTACTTCTGGAACAAATGGTACATCTGGTACTTCTGGAACTGATGGGACAAGCGGAACATCGGGTACTAATGGCTCGGAAGGAACTTCTGGTACGAGTGGTATAGATGGCTCATCAGGAACTTCAGGAACAAATGGTAGTAGTGGAACTTCTGGTAGTGATGGAACTTCTGGTACTTCTGGTACGAGTGGAAGCGGCGGAACATCGGGAACATCGGGAACTTCTGGTATAGACGGAACATATTTTGGTAGTAGTGGAACTAGTGGAATAAGTGGCACGGATGGCACGAGTGGTACATCTGGAATTGATGGTACATCGGGTACAAGTGGTACATCGGGAATAGATGGTACATTCTTTGGTAGTAGTGGTACATCAGGAATAAATGGAACTGATGGAACTTCAGGAACATCTGGTAGTGATGGTACATCTGGTACATCTGGAACATCAGGAACTTCTGGAACATCTGGAGTTGATGGTACAATGTTTGGAAGTAGTGGTACAAGTGGTACATCTGGTGAAAGCGGCACAAGTGGAACTTCTGGAGTTGGTACTGATGGAACGAGTGGTACATCCGGAACTTCAGGTGCAGATGGAACGTTTTTTGGAACAAGTGGGACAAGTGGTGCGGATGGAAGTAGTGGTACGAGTGGTGCCGGTTCATCTGGAACTTCTGGAACTTCTGGTACCTCTGGAACATCTGGAGTTGATGGAACATTCTTTGGCAGTAGTGGTACTAGTGGTGAAAGTGGAACTAATGGAACTTCTGGAACATCTGGAATAGAAGGTACATCTGGTACTAGTGGAACTTCTGGGTTAGACGGAACATTCTTTGGTAGTAGTGGAACGAGTGGTTTAATTGGAACGGACGGAACATCCGGAACATCGGGGGCCAGTGGTTCATCTGGAACATCTGGCACATCAGGAACTTCAGGATTTGACGGAACATTCTTTGGTAGTAGCGGAACATCAGGAACTTCTGGTACTTCTGGTACATCGGGAGTTAGTGGCTCATCTGGTACATCGGGTACTTCTGGAACATCTGGTGTTAATGGTACAATGTTTGGTAGTAGTGGAACTTCTGGTACATCCGGTACATCGGGAACTTCTGGTGAAAATGGTAGCAGTGGCACATCCGGTACATCTGGAACATCTGGTGTTAATGGTACAATGTTTGGAAGTAGTGGTACGAGTGGAGAGAGTGGTACATCGGGAACATCTGGAGAAAATGGAACAAATGGAGTTAATGGTACATCAGGAACTTCTGGAACTTCTGGAACATCTGGTGTTAATGGTACAATGTTTGGAAGTAGTGGTACATCGGGTTCAAATGGTGCTACGGGTACAGCTGGCGCAGATGGTTCTTCGGGAACTTCTGGAACAAACGCTCCGGGATTTTCATCCGGAACTTCGGGAACTTCTGGGGTAAGTGGTAGTAGTGGTAGTAATGGTGCAGCTGGTACATCTGGAACAAACGCACCAGGATTTTCATCTGGCACAAGCGGTACAAGTGGTGCAAGTGGTTCGGCAGGAACTTCCGGAACAAACGCTCCGGGATTTTCATCTGGTACATCAGGAACTTCTGGAATTAACGGAACCGGTGGAAGCGGAGGAACGAGTGGTACATCTGTTCCTGGTGTAACATCGGGAACATCGGGTACTAACGGATTCCCAGTTACGGGAACAACTAATAATGGAGTACTTACTTATATAGATAGTCCAGTTGGTTCTCAAGTAGAATCTAATTTAACGTTTGATGGTACTAATTTATCTGTAACGGGAAATATAGTATCTTCTACCTATATAAGTTCTACAACATTTAGAGAAACATATTCAGACCAAGGAACTGGAGGAAGCATAACATTTGACCTATCAACTGCAAATAACTTTAGAAGACAATTTAATGGTACATCTACGATTGCATTTTCAAATCCACCAGTATCAAACGCATTTGGGTTTACTTTAGTGGTTGTAAATGCGGGCTCATATTCTATAACATGGCCAGCTGAAATTGATTGGGTAGGCGGAATTGCTCCTATATTAACATCATCCGGTGTAGATGTTTTAGTATTCTATACTTATAATGGTGGTGGTTCGTATTACGGATTTGTAACCGGTAAAAATTTAAGTTAATAAAGTTATGAGTATATTTAGAAGATTGATATCATCAGATTCATCGCAAGTTTTTCCCTTTGTATTTAAAGTTACAACAACAACTGCAAGTACTGTATTTACGTGTCCTTTGATTGATTATGGTGGATTGACACCATCGTTATATATAGATTGGGGTGATGGTAGTAGTTCTCCATTAATAACTGTATCGAATTCCGTAAATAGAATCCACACTTATACTAGTCCCGGAACATATAACGTAACTATAACTGGATTTATGCCAGGTTTTGCAGTAAATAATAATTCGGCAATTAGAACTCTTATAACTGAATTAGTTCAATGGGGAATTGTTGGATTAAGAAGTGTAAATTTTTATGGTTGTTCAAACTTAACAGCGATACCTGGAAGTGCATCATTGAGTGCAGTAGGTGGTTATACTGGTTTAGATGAGATAGTTACTTTTTCTAATTTTATGAATGGTACTAGAATAACATCAATACCTTCGGATATATTTGATTATTCACCAAAAGCAACAACATTTAGTAGTACATTTGCATCAATACCAACAATAACATCAATACCAACTGGATTATTTGATAATGTTCCTTTGGCAACATCATTTGCATCTTGTTTCTTTGCATGCCAAGCTCTAACAACAGTACCATTAACATTATTTGACCAAAATGTAAATGTGACGAGTTTTTCTGGAACATTTAGAAATTCTAGAGCAATAGTTGATGTTTTACAATTTACATATAATACAGCAGTAACAACTTTTAGTAATTTATATAACATGAGTTCCACAACAAATGCTTTAACAGGTACCGCTCCTGAATTGTGGAATAGAGTACCTGCACCAGCTGGAACTGATGCATTTAATAATTGTACTGGATTAACAAATTTCGCATCAATACCTATAAACTTTAAATAATATGTACTTACGAATTATAAACGATACGATTAATTATCCATATACTATTAACGAATTAAGAGGAGCATATCCAAATGTAAGTCTTCCTGCAACTATTACTGATGAATCTTTAATTGAGTGGGATATGTATGTAGTTCAACCAACCCCAATACCAGTTGACTATACAAAAAATATTACGGAAGGAACTCCTACTTTAATTGATGGGTTTTATTATAAAAGTTGGGTAGAAACGGACGCTACATCAGAAGAAATTTCATATCGAATAGAAAATCAATGGGAAACAATACGAATTCAAAGAAATGAATTATTGACAGAATGTGATTGGACACAATTATCTGATATCCCATCCGAAACAAAAGAGGCTTGGACACTATATAGACAAGCATTACGAAATATTACAACACAATCCAATCCTTTTTCTATTAACTGGCCTGTGAAACCTTAAAAGGAAATTATTTTATATTTATACCTATAACAAAAAGTATATAGATATAGATGATTATACATAGTCCAATATTTTCGGGTTCAATTACACAAGCTTCATCTGCTTACGCAAATTTAAGTGGTTCATTTACGGGTTCTTTAACCGGTTCATTTAAGGGTACAATTGATGTGCAACAAGCATCATTTGCTAACTTAGATGTAACTAATAGATTATCGGTTAGTGGTTCAATTAATATGACTGGTTCAATGAATTTGACTGCGGGTGGGTATTTAGTGGACGGTGTAAACGTATTAGATTCAGCAATAGCTTTTGCAATAGCATTAGGATAAAAATAAATAAAAATGGCAAATACATTTAAAAATAGTATAACAGGTTCAATCGGGACAAACGGTGTTAAAGTATATGAATCTCCAGCTGCAACTTCTGCAACAATAATCGGTGTGAATGTGGCAAATGCAGCATCACAAAATATTTCAGTAAGTGTAATGATGCGAGATACTTCTGGAAATAAATGTGTATATTTGGTAAAGGATGCTTTGATAGTACAAGGTGGTTCAAATATAATGGTAGGTGGTGAACAAAAGATTGTATTAGAAGCAACGGATTTTCTTTCGGTAACATCTTCGTTAGCAAATTCAGCAGATGTAATTGTTTCGGTATTAGAATTGACATAATAAAAAGATATATTAAATGGAGTTTAACGGAAAAAGTCCTAATGGGTTAAATCAGACTAGTGTAAATAGTGTATCACTTTTTGTGAGTGGAGCATCTATATTAAATGCATCATCGGAATCTGTAAATGTTGTAGGAAACTTTAGTGCTTCCGGAATACAAACAAATTTAATTGGAGTAACTAGTGGGTCTTCATTACAAATAAACGCAAATACACAAGTTAGTGGTTCTATTACCGCATCTTTATTTAGAGGAGATGGTAGTGGGTTATTTAATATTAGTGCGGCATCAATTGGCGATATAGATAGATTAAAATCAGGTTCAGTAGTAGCACAAATTTCACCAAATCAAGGATTAAGAGTTAATACTGGCGTTACTGTAAATGATTTTTTAATAGTAACTGGAAGTGGTATTTTCAAAGGAGATATTAGTGTAGCTGGTAAAATAACATCTACTGAAATACATACAACATACATTTCATCATCTGTAATATATTCATCTGGTTCAAATAAATTTGGCGATTCTCAACTCGATAAACAAGAATTTACTGGTAGTGTAGCAATTTCAGGTTCTATGTTTGTTACCGGCCTCCAAGCTGATAATGTAACAAACGAAGTATTGGTTATTAATACCGCAACGGGAAAGATAGGAACTAAATTTGCAGCAGCAACTTCTGGTACGTCTGGTACATCAGGAACTTCTGGTACAACTGGTAGTGAAGGTACTTCTGGTACTTCTGGTACATCAGGAACTTCCGGTAGTAGTGGTTCATCAGGAACTTCGGGAACTTCAGGAACAAGCGGAACTTCTGGTAGTACGGGTTCTGCCGGTACTTCTGGAACGTCTGGCACATCAGGTACATCCGGAACGTCTGGTACATCGGGAACATCTGGAATCGATGGCACATCGGGTACTTCTGGCACAAGCGGAACATCCGGAACATCCGGAACTTCAGGTAGTACAGGTTCTGCAGGTACAACGGGCTCGGCTGGTACATCTGGAACTTCTGGAACATCAGGAACTTCTGGAACAAGTGGAGAAGATGGTTCATCAGGAACATCTGGTTCAGCTGGGACAAGTGGTACTAGTGGAACTTCGGGAAGTGGTGGTACAACTGGTACTGCCGGCTCAACCGGGTCTTCTGGTATAAGTGGAACAGCCGGTACAACTGGTTCGGCAGGTACATCTGGAACTTCTGGAACTTCTGGAACAAGTGGTACTGCTGGTAGTGGTGGTATAACTGGAGCCGGTGGATTGGGTGGTACGAATGGTAGTGGTGGAACAAGTGGAACGAGTGGAGCGGATGGTAGTAGTGGAAGTAGTGGTTCTAGTGGTACATCAGGAACTTCGGGAGTAACCGGTGCAGGTGGAACCGGTGGTTCAGCTGGTACATCAGGAACTTCGGGTACATCAGGAACTTCGGGTTCAGCTGGTACATCAGGTTCAGCTGGTACATCTGGTGCAAGTGGAATACAAGGTTCATCTGGTTCGGCAGGTACTTCAGGTACTTCAGGTACTTCTGGAACTTCTGGAACTTCTGGAACAAGTGGTTCGGATGGAATACAAGGTTCATCTGGCTCGGCCGGTACTTCAGGAACATCTGGAGTAAGTGGTACCGGTGGAAGTAGTGGTACTTCAGGAACATCTGGAGTAAGTGGTTCAGCTGGAAGTAGTGGTTCATCTGGAACATCCGGAGAAAGTGGTTCATCTGGAACATCCGGAGTAAGTGGTTCGGCAGGAAGTAGCGGAACTTCTGGTACATCAGGAACTTCAGGAACTTCAGGAACATCTGGTACATCAGGAAGTAGCGGAACATCTGGAGAAAGTGGTTCGGCGGGAAGTAGTGGAACTTCTGGTACATCAGGTTCAGCTGGAACAAGTGGGTCTTCTGGTACATCAGGAACTTCTGGTACATCAGGAACAAGCGGAACATCAGGAACTTCTGGTTCATCAGGAGCTTCCGGTTCATCGGGAACTTCTGGTACAAGTGGTTCGGCAGGAACTTCCGGTACAAGTGGAACTTCTGGAACTTCTGGTACAAGTGGTTCATCTGGAACATCTGGAACACGCGGTACATCAGGTACTTCTGGTTTATTAGCATTAACTGGTACAACTGATAATGGTGTAATTACATTAAACGGAACTGCACCAAACGGAACTGTTGAAGCAAATTTAAAATTCGATGGTAGTACATTGACGGTAACTGGAGATGCTACAATTAGTGGTAACTTAACTGTTAGTGGTACTACAACATATATTAATACAACAACTTTAAATGTAGGTGATAATATCATTACACTTAACGCAGATATTGGAGCATCAACTACACCAACTGAAAATGCTGGTATAGAAGTTAAGAGAGGTAATGCAGCAACAAAACAATTTATTTGGGATGAGGGAAATGATAGATGGTCATTTGATGATAACGTAAACGTAAGTGGTAACGTAGTTCTTAGTGGTACAATAGATACTGGATTAGGTGCAACTGAAGTTTATTTAATGAACCAAAATATCAGAACAACGGATGCAGTAACTTTTGCTACGGTTAATACCGGACAAGGTGCTAACGAATTATATGCAATGGACCAAAACGTAAGAACTACGGATGGTGTAACATTTGCAACCGTAAATACCGGACAAGGTGCTAACGAACTATATGCGATGGACCAAAATGTTCGTACAACTGATACTGTAAGATTTGGTAAAGTAGAAATTGATGGTGCATCGAATTATATAGATACAAATGGAGGATATTTTAGTATAACATCTGCGGGTAATGAAATAACGCTTGGGGGCACTGCAAGTTCTATGTATATTAATTATCGCGCGGCTTTAGGTGGAACTCCAACTTCATATATTTGGAACGCGGGTACTCCATCTACATTTGCCAATCATACGATGGGTAGAATAGATGCGGATTCTCTATACGATAGAAATGATACGACTTTTTATATAAATCCAGCTGGAACTTCAAAGGCAAGTACAATAAATGTAGATAATCTTAATACTGGTAACTACGTTAATATTGGTTATACAAATAATAATGAATCAATATCAACTACATCATTTAGAGGTATAGATTTTCATACAACTAGTGATTTTAACTATTATATTGGTAAGCCGGCAGGTGCTTGGACACAACCATTACATATACATTTTTATACTGGTATAAGACTTCGTTCTCATCATTCATACGGTGGTACTCAATTTTATAATATAGCAAATAGTGTTGCTGTTGCAAGTTTCAACGATGGTGATAACCACTTTAGAACTTTCTACAATAGTTATTTGGGTAATAGTAGTGGTGATTTAACTTGGGTTAATGATACTCTATATGTCGGTGCAAGTGATAGTGGAGATGCTGAATTCCGTTTTGGTGAAGATAGTAGTGGTTGGTATGGTGATAGATGGTATTGGGATAGTGCGTATAATGTATATCGATATAGTAGATATGCCGGCACCGATTCTTTAATTCACTATCATGATACAAGAGATGCTGCGAGAATTACTTATGGAAGAAATATTGTATTTGATGATTTTGGAAAAGGTATAGTTGGAAATTATGATTCCGTTAGATTGCAAGCCGTATTTGCTATGGGTGACTCTTATAAAATGGCGGTAAATGGATTGGCAACTAATAATATGTATGGCATCGCATGGTCTCATCCAAATGCAGGTGGTTTGGGTGGTGCGAATAATTTGAATGACCATGGTTTGTTAATAATAAACAATGGTTCTTTTAGAGCATCGATTTCATCTCGTATAGTAGCATCGGAAGAAGTTAGAGGAACACTATTCAGAGATTATACTGATACTGGATATTTTTTAGATCCTGGTACAAGTGCAACTTCATTAAGAATAGCAGGTGGTATAAAACAAAATAACTTAGTAGGTAGACCTTACGCAGTTTGGGGAGCCAGCAGTAGTACAACTGGAGCAGTTGTTATTAAATTTCCTGGTAATACTAGTAACTATGGAATGATACATGCGGTTATTGACATTTATGAATATAACGGAAATAATGCATGTACTGTAATAGTTGGTGGACATAACTGGAATGGTGCTTGGTATAATTTCGGAGCAACTCTTGTAGGATATACCGATAAACCAATTAGAGTTGGTGTTAAAGATGGTAAATATTGTATCGTAATTGGTAACGGTTCATCTGGTTGGTCTTATGGACAGGTTGTTCTTCGTAAAATACAAAATGGTTCATATTATAGTGGAGTAATGGATGTTGCGGAAGGATATACTGCAGCAATAGAATCAGATTCCTACTCATATATATCTAGCAATTTAAGTGGATTTAGAAGTACAACAATTCAGGCTACTTCGGCAATGTATTCTCCAATCTACTATGATAGTGATGATACTACATTTAGAATAGATGGTGATAATACGTCTGTTCTTAGAAGATTACAAGTACGTCCATCGGGAGGTAGTCCAGGTGACTCTATACAAATATATTCATCTGGAGTACATCAATATCCACAAATTTATTCTGATGGAGCTCTTGAAGCAATGTGGAATTATAGAAATACATATGCACAATGGTATGTTGGTTTAAGAACAACATCTCAATTAGTTGGTATTACTGGTTTCCATTTTTATAATACAACATATGGACAAACCGTTGGTGGGTGGAGTATCGATGGAATTGGATATGCAATATCTTCATTTAGAGCACCTATATTCTATGACCAAGATAATACTGGTTATTATTTTGATGGAAATGGTACTACTGTAATGAACGTATCATACAATTATGGTAGACATTATTATGATAACTATTTAGTAAGCCGTAACGAAGGTGGTATGATGGGTAGTTATAATTCAACCGGAACTGCTTCTAAAGTAATTTGGACAATCGGTGAGTCTTGGCCAATTGGTAATATGTACGGATTAGGATATGAATATGCTAGTAGTACATTCTTACCTGGTGACCCGCATGTTATTGCATTAAGAAACAATGGTAGTACCTATACTAGATTACAAATGAATGGTGGTATTTACACCACTGGAGCTATATATTCAACCGCGGCATTATATTCACCAATATACTACGATTCGGATAATACTGGATATTATGTGAATGCAGCTGGTACAACAAACCTTGTTTATTTAGTTGTTGCAAACGGAAACTCTATTCAACATAACGCATATAATAACAATGGTTCATTTATGATGAATAACGCATCTACCTATTGGGGTATGATTAGTAACGTATCTGCAAATGACTGGAGATTGGGTTATGGTGGTGGTAACTCTATTGTTGGTTGGAACTTAAGATGGGATAATGGTAGTACTGCTTGGGCACAAAGTTTCCAAGCTAATATAATGTATGATGCCCAAAATACTGCATATTATATAGACCCTAATGGTACATCTTATTTAAGAGGTAGATTAGAAGTAGCTGGTGGCCACTACGATTCATCTCTTAGAATTATTGCTAGAGGAAATGAAATGGGTACTGGTGTACCATCTTATTTACAAATGTGGGTATCTGAACCTGGTGTGACTTGGAATGATGGTGGTTTTGGATTTAACGTACATAATAATGGTAGTGGTCCTGGTGGATTTGATAGAATAAATACGGGGCAGGGACAAGCATATATGAGGTTTACTTCAGCTGGTGATTGGTATTTCTATAACACGAATACATCCGGTACTAGAGTTACTAATATGGAAATGTACCCAAATAATACGGTATATTTTAATAACTATGCAACTGGTGGTAACTCATTAAGAGCACCAATATTTTATGATTCAAACAATACTGGATATTATGTAGACCCAGCTGGTACTGCTAGATTAAGTTATGTATTATCAAACGGTGGTATTAGAGTTGATTCAAACGAACACATTTATTTGGATTATAACTACGGACAAACTATTTTTGGAGTTTATACATCAACTAGATATCAGGGTATATTCTCAATGGGTACTTCTTGGAGACTTCCTGTTGATGGTACATCTCCTGGTAACTTATATGGATTATCTTGGTCACATCCTAATGCCGGCGGACAAGCTGGTTATTTGACTGACCACGGATTGTTAGTAATGGTTAATGGTTTAACATACGCAGCACTTACAAGCACAGTTTGGGCAAGAAGTGATATGAGGTCACCTATTTACTATGACCACGATACTGGATACTATTTCAATGGTAATGGTGATAGTAACTGGCAAGGTTTGACCGATTATGGTAAAATGAGAATTGGATTGACCGGTAAAGGTAACTACCGTAGAAATGATTATACTGGAGATACTAATTATTGGATAGGTTCTATGGGATGGGGAACTACTGATATGAACTCAGTAGCGGGATGGGGTTCAGGCTTTATTGATTCTTGGTCAAACCCAGGTAATCAGCCGAGTGGTACATCGCATTGGGTTGGTACACAAGCTTTCCATTATGCGGCTGGTGGAAATAATAACACTGGTTGGCAGTTGGTTGGTGGACCGATAAGTAACTTAAGATTTAGAAGTGCTTGGAGTGGTTGGAGCGGTTGGTGTACTGTTGCAATGCATGACCGTAATGATGGTAGTGGTGGACCTTTATATGCAGGGTATTATGCCGATAGTAACGATACTGGATATTATTTAGACCCTAACTCAACATCGGATTCTGCTTTAAGAATTAGAGGCGGTACTCTACATGGACCTAACCCAACTTGGGGAGCATATCTTTATGTTGGTTCTAATGGTAGACCTAACTCATACGCATCTGTTGTGACAACTAATGGTAACTTACACTTAGATTGCCAAAACGGATATGAAACTTATATCAACCACTATTCTGGAAATAGAACGTATCTTTATGAGATAAGAACAAACTTTATTTACGATAGAGATGATACTTCATACTATTTAGACCCTAATGGTACTTCACAATTAAGTAGATTTGCACAAAGAACACATGCCGCGATAAATAGGGGTTATCATTGGAATACCCCTAGATTTGATTATACTGGTGATACTAACTATTGGACAGGTACTTTCGGTTGGGGAACATCTGCTGGAAACTGGGATAATGCTTGGAAAGCTGGTTTTTCTGGATGGGATATTTGGGGTGGTGGAACTGGTCACCCTCAAGGTGGTGGTTACATTCACGCTCAAGGTATTGTATCCGGTCAACACTATGCAACATCGGATGGTGGTGCGGCGTATGGTTGGATGATGGTAGGTGCCGGTGATGCAACCGCAAATAGATATTGGGCAAGAGGTAAATGGGGTGGTGGTACATCTGGATGGTTAGAATTCGTAATGAGTGGTTCTAATCCTGGATATACATTGTACGCATATATAATGTATGATGCAAATAATACTGGATATTATAGTGACCCTAATGGTGATTCTCGTTTAAGCGCAATATACATAGACCAGGGTTATAACTACGGATGGTGGAGAAACTATGGTTGTACTGGATTGTATAACCAATCATATGGTAGAGGTATATGGGCAGCTGAATGTGGTGGAAATTCTTATGGTAACTATACAACTTACGATGGTGGTAGAAATGGCTGGCAAGGTTGGGGTATTGGTTCTAGACACTGTTTAATGAGTACCGGTGGTGATAACATTGGTATACATGATAATAGTAGAAGTTGGTTGTATTATTGGGGTGGTGATTATCATAGATTCCAATATGGATATTTCCAAGCGGATGGCTCTATAAGAAGTCCGTTATTCTATGATAATAACAATACGGGATATTATATGGATGGTGATGGTAGTTCTCGTATGTTTAGAATTAATGCAAACCAATTATACGCATACGAATGGGTATTCTGTCAGGGAAATATCATCGCTTACTATTCTGATGAAAGATTAAAAACAAAAGTTGGCAAGATTGAAAACCCAATAGAAAAGATTTCTCAATTAAATGGTTTCTATTATGTGAACAATGATTTGGCAAAATCAGTAGGATACACCGATGAAAAAGTACAATTGGGTCTTTCAGCACAAGAAGTTCAAAGAATACTTCCTGAAATTGTAACATTAGCGCCATTTGATACTGAATTTGATTCGGAAGGTAACGTGATAGGTTCTAAGAGTGGTGAAAACTATTTAACAATCGATTATGATAAATTAGTTCCACTTTTAGTAGAAGCTATTAAAGAACAACAGGTTATAATTGACAAACAAAAGAACGATATTTCTGAAATTAAAGAAATGTTGAAAATCTTAACTAACAATAGATAATAATTATTTTTTAAAAATAATATATTTATACAATATAAAACACAATATTATGGGATTAACATACGAATGGAAACTAACAGGCCTTAAAAAGCAAAACGCTGACAATATCAGCGATGCGGTTGTTGGTACACAATGGAAACTAACCGGTACGGATGAAGATGGTAATTTTGGAACATTTAGTGGAGCAACTCCATTTAAAATTTCGGAAATTAACACAGGTAGTTTTACCGAATATAGTTCTTTGACAGAAGAGCAAGTACTTAGTTGGGTAAAAAATCACGTAAGTGGTGGTGCTGCAAGTAATTATATGGAGCATATCAATGGACAAATTCAAAAAGAAATAGCTAGTAAAAAATGGACTAAGCTTGAAGTTAATGAAGCAGACTTGCCTTGGTCACCTATATCTGGTAGTACAGTAGCTCCTACTGTTAATGAACCAGCTCCGGTTGATTAATTTAATCGAAACTAAATTTTAAATATCCAAAGTGCAGATTTAATAATAAATTTGTGTTTTGGATATTTTCTTTATATTTATATGAGTATTAATGTAGGTAATAATTAATACACACTTAAAAATACAAATAGCACAAATAAAATGGCAGAAAGAATCGTATCACCCGGTGTATTCACAAGAGAAAATGACCTTTCCTTCTTATCGCAAGGGGTAGGTGAAATTGGAGCAGCGTTTATAGGACCTTTTAAACAAGGACCGGCGTTTATCCCAACAATTGTTAGAACACAATCAGAATTCGAAGAAATTTTCGGAACACCTGATGGAACTTATTATACTGAATATGCAGTACAAAATTATTTAAGAGAAGCTGGTAGTGCAACTATCGTAAGAGTAGGCGGAATTGGTGGTTACCAACAAGTAGCACCTTTAGCGATATTCGCATCGGGTTCATCCCTACAATCAGTAGGTACTAAATTAATTGGTTTATTGCATTCAACTAAAGCAGGTGATGAAGGAGTTGGTTTTACCGGAGCAACTGTTGTTAGCAATGATGCAACCGATGGTTCATTTGTAATCAACACATTAACTGCGGGAGTAAACGTATCAGCATCAATCCTACCATCAGCAACAAACGATTTATCCGATGTATTTGGTGAATCTCCATTTGGAGCAAAAACAGCATACGCATATTCATATTTTGAAAACGTAGCTGGATATTATACTGGTTCTGCTGGAAACAACATCGTAATAACTAGAGTGGTATTACCAACTCAGAATTTCGCAAACGATGCAACTGAAGCACAAACTCCAACCGTTAAATCTCAATTAATTAGTGGTGAAAGATACGATTTATTTAACTTTGTAACTTTAGGACATGGTACATTATATAATACTAAATTCAAAATCGGTATTTCTAATGTAAAGGCAGCTGGTGAAGATGGTTCAACTGATTATTCTACGTTTACGGTAACAATACGTTCATTTAATGATACTGATAAGAGAAAGACTGTAGTTGAAACATTTAACAATGTAAATTTAGATGCAGCATCTCCTAACTATATAGCTAGAAGAATTGGTGATAGATATAATACAATCGACAATGCTGGTAAAATAACTGAAAATGGCGATTATTCAAACAAATCAAAATATGTAAGAGTAGTTGTATCAACACCGGGTTCATTCCCAATTTCAGCAGCACCATTTGGACATGGAGCATATACAAACCCAATTAAAGCAACTGATAATGCAGAATCACTTTTAATACCTGCAGTAACATACCAAACTAATTCTATTGGCAACTCATCATCATCTCCAATTTATTATAGTGGATTTGATTTTGAAACATCCGCTGTTAAATTGGATAATTTACAATATTTGAAACCAATACCGGCTTCAGCTGAAACTGGTTCAAACGTATCATTTGCATTTGATTCTCAATTAGGATATCAAATGACAGGTTCTGCGGCAAGTGATATGGTTAAAAGACAATTTATATTAGCATTCCAAGAAGGATTTGATGGTATGAATCCAACAATCATAAAAGCTAAAGCAGGTGATACTGATTGGGGTAATTCAAATACACAAGGATTCAATTGTGCAACATCATTAACTTCTGGTTCAATTGCATATACAAAAGCAATCAACGCTGTATCAAACGCAGATGAGTGGGATATCAACTTAGTTGTAACTCCGGGTATCATCCGTTCTAAACACCCTGCTATTACTACAAAAGTAATAGATATGGTTGAAGATAGACAAGATTGTTTCTATATTGCTGATTTTGTAGATTACAATGCAACAATTACTGAAGCAACTGAAGAAGCAAACGCAGTAGATTCTAACTACGTTGGAACTTACTACCCTTGGGTTAAAACTGTTGACACTAACACTAACAAATTAACATCAGTTCCTCCATCAGTATTATTACCGGCAGTATTTGCTAGTAACGATAGATTGGCGGCTGAGTGGTTCGCACCAGCTGGTTTGAATAGAGGTGGTATCACTGGAGCAGTTAGTGTGTTGAATAGATTAACACATTCTGAAAGAGATACTCTATATGAGAACAAAGTAAATCCAATTGCGGCATTCCCAGGACAAGGTATTGTAGCATTCGGACAAAAAACATTGCAAGATAAGGCATCTGCTTTAGATAGAATCAATGTTAGAAGATTACTTATTACTCTTAAGAAGTTTATCGCATCTACATCTCGTTATTTAATATTCGAACAAAATACATCTACAACTCGTCAAAGATTCTTAAACACTGTGAACCCTTACTTAGAGGCAGTTCAACAAAGACAAGGACTTTACGCATTCAGAGTTGTAATGGACGAGAGTAACAACACACCGGACGTAATTGATAGAAACATATTAGCAGGACAAATTTTCTTACAACCAGCTAAGACGGCTGAATTCATAGTAATTGATTTCAACATCTTACCAACTGGAGCAAGTTTTAACGCATAATACGAAAATCAATAAAGTAGATATTTATTAATACAAATAAAAGGAATAAAAAATGGCAGAAATATTAGAGTTTGATAAGATGTTCTATACGAACTTCGAACCCAAAATGAAAAATAGATATGTGATGGAGATAGATACTATCCCTTCATATCTTGTAAAGGCAGCAAATAGACCTACAATTCAATTTGAAACCGTAACTTTAGACCATATCAACGTAAAGAGAAAGTTAAAAGGTAAAGGTGAGTGGCAAGATATCACTATCACACTTTATGACCCAATCGTTCCATCTGGAGCACAAGCGGTAATGGAGTGGATTCGTTTAGGACATGAATCAATCACTGGTAGAGATGGATACGCTGATTTCTATAAGAAAGATATTGATTTTTATCTATTAGGACCAGTTGGTGATAAGATTGAACAATGGAAATTGAAAGGTGCATTTATCTCTCAAGCAAACTTTGGAGATTTATCATTTGATTCAAATGAAGTTGCAACAATCGAATTAACACTATCTTATGATTACGCAATCTTAGAATTCTAATCTAAAAATAATAAAAATAAGGGGATATCAAAAGTATCCCCTTTTTTATGCTTTCTAATTTTTTAATTTCTATGTATTTATATATACAAACAAAATAAACATCGTTATGGCAGAAATGACAAATACATCTAAGGTGCAAATGCAAACAGCACCAAAACAAATTGATTTCCCAACGGAAGTTATTGAATTACCATCTCAAGGATTAGTATATCCTGAAGGACATCCTTTAAGAAAGGGTACTTGTGAGATAAAATATATGACAGCACGAGAAGAAGATATCTTAGCTTCTCAAAACCTTATTAAAAAAGGTATTGTATTAGATAAACTATTTGAATCGGTTGTAGTTGAACCTGGTGTAAATACGAATGATATTTACCTTGGTGATAAGAATGCTATTTTATTAGCAACTCGTATTTTAGGATATGGTGCGGATTACGAAGTGGAATTAACTGACCCATTTACATTAGAAACTCAAAAAGTAACTATTGATTTGGGTAAAGTACAAACGAAAGATATTGATACTGATGTATTGAGTTCTACAAATTCATATAAATTCACATTACCTTCAGATGGTAAAGAAATTGAATTTAAATTACTTACACACGGTGATGAGCAAGAAATAACAAAAGAAACTCAGGCATTAGAAAAGTTAAATAAAAATTCACAATCTTCATTTGATGTGACAACTAGATTGAAATATATGATTAAATCGATTGATGGTAATACTGATAGAGGATTTATAAATAGATGGGTTGTTAATGGGTTTTTAGCAAAAGATACTAAAGCGTTTAGAAAGTATGTTAAGGAAATTAGTCCTGATATGGATTTGACATTCCAATTTACATCACAAATAACTGGTGAATCGGAGGCGCTGGATATACCCTTCGGGATTAACTTTTTTTACCCTTCCAACTGATTATAAATCTCAACTTCATTCTCAAATTTGGGAAATGGTTCAATTTGGTAATGGATTCAATTGGTATGAGGTTTACCATATGCCTGTATATCTAAGAAGGTTTTATTTCAATAAATTAATAGAATTAAAGAAAAAAGAAGCCGAAGAGATGAAAAAAGCTCAAAGTAAATCTAAAGTGAGGATGCGTTAATCCTCACTTTTTTATTATACAATATTTATACAATATAAATGGATAAACTATGTCAAAAGAAAAACAACCAATAAAAGAAGGTCTATTCAGTTCGGCAAAAAAATTTACTGATGCATTTTTTGATGGATTGAAACAAAATGCAGTAAATAAAGCATTAGACCAAGCAAAACAAAATAAATTCCCACCCGATGTAATCGATGCCATGGAAAGAATTGAAAAAGAAAGTGATACTCTTAATAAATTAATACAAAAGTATTCAAAATAATTCCATAAATGGCGGAAAATTTAGATAAAGAAAAACAAAAAGCTATATTAGCTTTTGCAAAAGCTAGACAGGAACAAAAGCGCCTTGAACAGGAAGCACTACAAACTGGTGTGGATATGACCGCTCAAATAAAGGCTCAAAGAGATTTGGCAGCTGAGCAACTTAAAGTAGTTAGAAAACTAAATCAAACTAGATTAGATGGATTAAAAAGTGCGGAAAGTTCACTAGGTAGTATGAGTGGCATATATCAAAATCTAAATAAATTTGAAAAAGAAAGAATTAAAAATACATTTACTTCAAAAGATTTAACAATAGAGCAAACCGCTTCATTGAATAAAATGGCTGAAATTAATAGAAGTATTTCTCAATTAACAATAGATGATATAGCCGGTCATGCTGCTTTAAATCAAGAATATAAAGAAATCCAAGCCAGCTTGGGTAATATGAGTGAAGAAGATAAAAAAATTATTGAAAATTTAAAAGAACAAAATACGCTCGCTAGAAATTATGGGAAAATGACAAAAGCCCAAAAGGATTTTTTAGGAAAGCAAATAGCGGTATATGACGGTATAAAGGATACGATAGGTGGTATATTAGAAACTGCAAGCTTATTAACATCTAATTTTAAAGGAGCTTTGGGGGCTGCAATTATTGGAGTTGGGTTTGGTTTGGATAAATGGGGTAAGAGTGTTAGAAGTTTTGGTGGATATGTAGATTCGGCACAAATATCAACATTTGCTTTAGGATTCGCATTTAAAGATGCGGAAGAAACGGCAAAAGGATTATCTAAAGAATTTGGTGGATTAAAAGATGTATCATTTACTACTCAGTTGAATACCAATTTAATGGCAACTAATATGGGTATTAGTGGTGCTGAAGCCGCTAACGTTGTTGGTAACTTTGCAAGAATGAACGATGGGTCTGCTTCAACTGCTATGGATATGGCAGCAACCACAAAAGCATTGGGTAAAGCCGCTGGTGTTCCGATTGATTCTTTAATGAAAGATGTTGCTGGTTCAACAAAAGCATTTGCAGAATATGGTAAGAATGGTGGATTAAACATGTCCATTGCCGCAGTAGCAGCTGCTAAGATGGGTGTTAGTATGGATTCAATGGCCAAAGTAAGTGATAGTTTATTAGACTTCGAAACCTCTATTAATAATGAGATGGAATTGGGGGCTATGATGGGTAAGCAACTTAACTTAGATAGAGCAAGGGGATTGGCATATGAAGGAAATATGACTGGTGCTGTAAAAGAAACATTGAATCAACTAGGTGGTATAGATGCATTTAATAAAATGGATATTTTCCAAAAGAGAAAAGCGGCAGAACTATTGGGATTATCAGTTGATGAGTTCCAAAAGATGGCAGCAAATTCTGATAAGATATCTGAGAATGGTGAAGCTAGTGTTTCCAAATGGAGTACTTTCTGGGAAGGAACTACAGCATTTGTAACTGGACCATTGGCTGGTATGGCTAAAACATTTGGTAGTAGTTTAATAGCAATGGGTCAGATGAGTCCTATGTTGAAAGATATGGGTATTAATATGGGTGGTATGGCCAAACAAGCGTTTGAATGGGTTAAAAATTTAATAAAAGGAAAGGCAATAGCGAAAGTAACCGATTCGGTATCTGGAAAAGCAACCGATGCGATAAAAGATAAAGCTACCAGTGCTGTAAAAGATAAAATGGGTGGTATTGCACAGGATAAAATAAAAGGAGGAGCGACACCAGATCCAGATAAGGCTAATAAAATGGGAAAAATAAATGGACCGGCATTAATACAAGCCGCAGCCGCGATGTTAATTATGGCCGCGGCCCTTTGGGTATTTGCAAAAGCAGCACAAGAGTTTAGTGGTAAGATAGATTGGGGTAATGTATTTATTGGTATTGCAGCGATGGCCGCATTGGGCGGGGTAGCGGCATTATTAAGTTTAGCAGGACCAATGATATTAGTTGGAGCCGCGGCATTATTAGTAGCATCGGCTGCATTCTATGTATTTGGACTTGCTTCACAACAAGTGGCAATTGGTATGAATATGTTGGGACCGGCATTGGGTATTTTTGCAGCAGGTATGGTTGCGTTTGCAGCTGCTCCATATATACAATTTGGAATCGGAATGGCAGCAGTAGCTGCATCTATGCTTGTATTGGGAGCCGCTTCACCATTTATGATATTGGCCGGTGCTGGGTTAAATTCGGTTGGTGGTGCATTAAACGCATTAGCACCAACAATACCAATGATTGTTGAACAAATGGCGGCATTATCTCAAATTAGTTTTTTACCAATTTTAGGACTAGCCGGTTCATTGACAATGTTGGCGGGTGCATTAGCAATGGTGGCTATGGGGGGATTACTTGCACTTCCTATTTTAATGGCATTGAACGGGTTATCATTTTTAACCGGTGGTGGAGAAGGTGGTGGTGGAGGAAAGACGGATAGTACCGCAGAATTAATTAGTGAAATAAAAGGATTGAGAGCGGATTTAAATGCTGGTAAAATATCCGTTCATATGGATGGACAAAAAGTTACATCAAAAATATCAGCTGTGGTTGCTAAAAGTAGTACAAATTCATACGCTAAACAATAAAGATGGGTAAAACAATAGAAGAACTATTTAGGACCAAGGTATTAAGTGATGGTAATACGGCTGAAACGAAATATGATATTCGTAATAGTAAAGATTTGCCCATCACAACACCGGTGGGTGCATTAGGTCTGTCATTTAAAGCGGCAACTGCAATTAGACAAAAGATATCAACAACTAAGGGAGAAAGTAGAATTGAAGAAGAAACAAGTGGATTGAGAATCTTAAATACACTATCAGCGCCAATAACATATGGTACTGATATATTTAGATTTCAAAAGAAATCCACTAGACTTGTTGAAATAATGAAGGATAGTGTTAATACAAATAATTCTCAAGATGCAGGTATTGTTGGCAATCTTCTTAAAAAAGCAGAAAACTTTGGATTAAATATTGCAAGTAAATTGGGTATTGCATTTCCTGAATCAACTATACCAACAAAGATTTCGTTAAACTCAGATTTCAAATCAGGCAAAGAGCCTGATACTATGATTACTCTTGCTAAAATAAAAGGAGATTCAAAAGGTAATTTAGTTGGACAACTTTTAAAAAATAATGCAAAAGGAACTCCAAAACAAATTGGCAACCAAATATTAGGAGCTGGGATAGATTTACTTAAAGGAGAAATAAAGAAAAAATTATTTGGAGCACCTAAACAGGGTGCACAAAATTTAGCAGGTAAAAGTGCAACCGAAGTACAATATGATAGTTCGGGTAAATACTCAGATACAGTAAATGCATCGGATGAAGATATCTATAAAAGAAATGATTTATCGAGTATTCATTTTGAAAAAATAAATGGTAAAAAGCAAACGCAAGCAAATGCGGTAAATAAGTTTTTAGAAAATAGTAAATTAAAAATAACTCCAAAAGATTTACCAATACCTACTCCGAATTTAGGGGGGAAACTAAATTTAGACACATCTAGATTTAATATAGGTGGTAAAATTTCTTCTATAACGGATTCTGTAACAAATAAATTATCTTCGGCTAGAAAGGAAGGTCAAACTTTAATATCAAGCGGAAAGTTAAAAATCGGAGATATAAACCCAGCAGTTCCACCTGAACAAGCATCTACACCAATTATGTATTCAGACACGGTTGATGAGGCACAGACTGATATTACATTAAGACATGATTTATCTTCCAAATTAGATGCCTTAAATGCAGCGACTACAAAAATGAATACAAGTGAAACAGCAGCGGAAAGACAAGCGGTTACTATTAACACTTATTCATCTAGGAAAGATGGACAGACACCTAAAGTAAGTTTAAAATCAAAATATGGTATTGATAGTAATGGTCAATCTGATTTTGTAAATGAAAAAACTCAATATAAAGGTGATACATTAAAAATAGGAGCCGATACATTGGATGATTATGATTTTATAACTTTAAAATTTACATCAATCGGCAAAGGGCGATCTGTAAATTTTAGAGCAACTCTATCTGGTATTACTGAAACCACAACGCCAAGTTGGGATTCAGCTAAATTTATTGGTTCACCATTTCCATATTGGACTTATACTGGTATAGAAAGAAGTGTATCTTTTAATTTTAAAGTATATTCAACTACGCCATTACAGCATATAGCGGCTTGGCAACGATTAAACTTTTTAACATCACTGGCATATCCACAAGGATATAACGGCGATATAGCTGTTGTGGCACCGTTTATTAGGATTACTATTGGTAATTTATATAAAAATAAAACATGTTTTATTTCACAACTTTCATATACAGTTGATGATAATGGTACTTGGGAAGTTGGGCCTATTGGAATTGATGATAAGGCTAAGTTTGAAATAAATGGTGAATCGACTACAATAGATAATTATAAATTACCTAAAATCATAGATGTGAGTGTAACATTAAACTTAATAGAATCTAGAGGTAATACGGAAGCCGGATATTTGTATGGATTTGATAAATTACCAAGACAAGTTTATAAAGGAAAAGATAAAGATGGTAAAGAAACAACTAGAATATTAAGTAGCGAAACCGCAATTCCTAAAGCTGAAGCTGCGACCGATGCGAATTCAAAAACAAGTACCGCACAAGCGGCCGCCCCGGCAAATACAACACTTCCAAAAGCGGATACTGTATCGGTGGCTGCAAAAGTAAATAATCCGGCACAAGCAACCACACCGGCTCAAACAAATACTCCCGCTATTGAAAACTCGGCTGGAGTGGATGTACCAGCGCCACCTAGATATATGGTTAGGGCACGATTAAATGACAATTCGACTAAGCTTACTGGAAGAATTGCAGCAAATGGGAGAATAGAGTATGATGAAGATTACCCATTAAATTTTACTTATACATATAATGGTCAACAGTGGAGCGGTGTTGATGCGGTTAAATTAAAATTAATAGATGATTGTAGAAAGGGATGGACCGCAAGAAATGGTAAATATTGGGCAAAGAGTGAAAATATAAGTTAAGCGTATGGAAAGTAGATATTATAATTTAGAAACTAAAAAAACTCACGATGGTAGAACGGTGTATAGACCAAAAATATATCCTAATATTCCATTGAGAGATGATGATGTATATGTAATGACCGAATTGGGTGATAGATTGGATACGTTAGCATTTCAATATTACGAAGACCCAACTCTTTGGTGGATTATAGCATCTGCAAATAATATACATGATGCTCCTCTAGGATTTCCAGAAGCAACCGTATTAAGAATTCCGTTAAACTATATAGCGATAGTAACTGATTTCACAAAATAATTAAATAAAGTTTATGTCAGCATTTCCAAATTTCTCAAATATTGCAGATTACGTTCAAAACGAACTAGCTCTTAGAAAAGGGGATATTTATAAAGTATCCAACTTAAATGCTTGGGTTAGAGTTGCATCCGGTGTAGGTGGCGGCTGTCAAATACTATCAAATCCAAATTGGGATTTATTTGCAAACTACCCATCTATATATGGTAGTGGTACTATGAGTGGTACAATAGGGCTTACTTGGTCTAATAATTATATTATTGCCAGTGGTGAGTTTCATGGATTTAGACCTAAACCAAATATAACATCAATTGAAATAGACGAAGGTGCTGGTGCACTTTCTAGAAAAGCAACATTTTCAATAACCTGCTATACAAGAGCACAATTAGATACTGTGTGTAAATACTATTTAGAACCTGGATATACAATATTTTTAGAATGGGGATGGAACACTGCAAACGGTGTATCCGGATATACTAAAGAATTAAATGGTGATAGTGTTGGTCAATTTCAATCATTTGATGCGGTTAATGAAAAACGTAAATCAGCTGGTGGTCATTATGATAATTATTTGGGATTTATAACAGGTGGAAGCGTTGCTATGAGTGGACAAGAATGGACAGTGACTGTAAAATGTACGGGATTTACAGAACTACCAGCATTTCTTATGGCAGCGGATAACGTTGAACCGGCTAATGGTGAAACCACAACTACGAAAACTTATGAATCATATGAAATAGATTTTGAAGCAGATTTTGGTAAACAGAGATTTAAGCAAGCATTTAATAGATTGGCAACAAATAAACAAAGTGTTGATGTTGCTGATACTTTAATACAAGATGTTATTACTGCATCTCCTTTGAATTTTATAAATGTTGATGAAAATGTAAAAGCTAAAATGAACAGCCAATTATCGGGGACTAGTTTTTTAGGTTTTAAATTTGGAGGAGGGGCCAAGACAAAAGATGAAGGAAAAACCGCAACCGGTAAAAAATCAACAACGTCAAAAACTGTGGAGATTCCAGACGGTACGGAATTAATTGGTGATGCGGGATTTATAAAGTTTTCGGCATTATCTGAAATTTTGAGTAGAATTGGATTTCAGGCATTTAAAGTAGGTCCTAAAATAGTTAGTGTAAGGGTAAATACAAAAAATACCGTATGTAGTGCATTTCCAAAAATATTTAGTACCGATAAAAGTAAACTATTTATACCAAACCCAAACACCCCTAAATTTTCATTACTCCAAGCATCAGAAGGGATTACTCAAAAAGATTTTACTAACATTATTAATAATTCAATATCATATGAACAAAAAAAAGTATTATTCCCATACGATAAAGATATAAAATTCGGTAATGTTGAAGGCAAAGGGCAGATACAATATGGGAAAGATACAACTATTGAACGAATAAATAAAGATGCATTAACGTATGGGTTTTTAGATGACCTTTATATAAATATGGAATTTGTTAAAGGTATTATGGAAACAAAGAATTTTTCTATAAAAGATGCGTTATACCAACTATTGAATGGAATATCTTCTGCAGCAGGGGGTATTTGGGATTTTCAAATTCAAGAACAAAGTGCTCCTGAAGATACTACCGAGTTGGTTGTAGTTGATATGAACATGGCACCACAATCTTCCACAACGCCATATCAATTTTCATTATCCGGTGTACAATCCGTTTTTATGGATGCGGCATTGGATTTAGATATTAGTGGTGCAAAGATGAATCAGATAATTGGAAACCGATTAGGACAAAAAGTTAATGGAAGTCAAACTGATATAAAAAGTAAGAAAAAAGGTCTTTTTTCTGATTCGGATGATTTGGTTTTAAAAAGTATAGAAGCTAAACGTGGTGAACCAAATGATGCTACACCAGTTTTAAAAAATAAAAGTAAAGACGAGATTAAAAAAGATAAAGAAGCAGCTGCTGAGAAAGCCAAAGAAAAGGCAATGCAGATGTTTTTAAGTAAAATTGGATACGCACCAAAAATTGAGTTAAAAGACAATTCTGATTTTACGAAACCACTTGAGGAAATGACTTACATTACGGCATATAATGACCAATTGGTATTTGAGGCATTGAAAAATGGACATGATAAAGTAAGTGAACAAAATGGAGTATCCGCATTGATGCCAATTAAATTTAGTTTTACGATGCATGGTATTAGCGGTATTAAAAGGGGCGATAAATTTACAGTAAGTGGAATTCCAAAAGCGTATGAAGAAACGGGATTCTTTCAAGTAACATCCGTAAAACATACAATTACAGATATGCTTTGGAAAACCGAAATAACAGGTGGGTTTAGATTAAATAAACCTAAAGCATAATAAAATGAATATAGATAGATACAGTGAAATATCAAATAATGGTAGTACTTTTGATGAAAAGGTAATATCCGCTCATATACCAACACCAACTGAATTGGATTATAATAGAGGCTATATTGTGCGATATTTTATTCAAAAAGCAAATGATTCAAAATCTAGAATAGTTGAAGTGGATTATATTGGGTATAAAAAATTTGTAGGAGATGTGTTTTATACCGCAGCTACCTTAGATTGGAAAATAAAGGGAAACGATGCGGAAATAACTGAGTGTAATTTTAAATCAATAAAGACCGTTATTAATAAAATACCATTAATACAATCATATCTTCCTAATTTAAAGCAATTTAAAAAGAAAACCGATTTGGTAGTTTCGGAATAATTTCGTATATTTACATAATCATATGGGGATGCCATGGAATTGATTGCAATGAGAATGGTAGTACCACACGTAGACCGAAGTACTAGATGTCTTTAAATCTGTACAAAACAATAACTGACGAAATGTCAACTATGACCTTTGATTCTATGATGGAATTCATTGGGGCTTCTGAGTACGCATACGCTGCTTAGTTCATTCCGCATCACTCGTGGAACATTTAAATAGAAGTGAACAAAAAGGAGCTCTACCTATCGGCTCTTAAAAACTGATAGGTTGGTGGAAAGCTGTACTAACCATACGGCCCCAATTATTTTGGAAAGTGAATAAGATTAAACTTTACCTAAACGTGTGATATGCTGGTATTA